CCCACAGAGGTCGCTTGCAAAAAATACAAAGGTACTATATACTGGAAGAAGTGAATATCTGAATGAAACACGATTCTGCATCTCAAATCCAACCTATCACAACTGATCCAATTACGGGAGAGTATAAGTTAACAATACCTGAGTGGATGATTAACGAATATGGTTGGTATGAGGGATTAGAACTTGAATGGTTCATTGATATCGATGGCATACACATACTCGAAGAGGAAGAATGAAAAGTTACCACATCTATCTAAACGAGAAGTGTTTATTCAAAAACTTAAACCAAGAAGAGTTTGATCTCATCTGGGGTAGGATATATAAGTCCTACTTTGCGGATGAACTCACATACTCTGCTGTTTTTGAAAAAGCAGAAGACTATTCAGACGCATCTTTCTAAAATGGGAAAACCAATGCCAGTTGCAAGTCATAATGGTCTACCTTGTAGTGGGCACGGGATTCCTATACCTTCAACTATTCACGCTCAACAACCTTGCGGAAGTCCACCCATACCATTTACTATCGAGATAAAAGATAAAACTTGTTGGTGGCCACCCACTCCATTGATTCCTCTAACTGGATTGACACCTGAGAGATCATTAGTATTAGTAAATAAACTTCCTATTATGTTGGAGATGGATGTTTTTACTCCGCACATATCTCCTACTACAAATATCATAAATTATTTGTGTCCCTGCGGAAAAGCAATGTGTATTATTCCAACACCAATAATTTGCGGATTGTTGACTATAGAAGATAAAGGTGGTATTGGTCACGAAAGAATTTTAAACGCTACTACATTTACAGTATTTGCCCTTAAGAGAAGAGTTGCCAGAATGCTAGACCCATTAGGTGCAGGATTACCAAAAGTATCCTGGCCGTGTAAATCGGTTGTTGCTTATGGTTCACCTACTGTTCTCTGTGGTTAATCCAATGGAAAAGACTAAAACGAAAAGTTTTGACGAATGGATGAAGGAAATGTTAGAAGGGCAAGAAGAAGATTTGCCAGAGATTCCTGATGCGTCAGGAATAGATATAGATATAGATTATAGTCATTCACACTGAGGGAGTACAAAAGATCTCCACTTAGAAGGAGTGCCCTCTTATAAAACTACATTATTACTATGGCAAAAACTTTCAGTATGGGTCAAACTATTGAATCCAAACCTAAAAAAACACGACAAGGCAGAGGACAACACAGTAAGTATTCTGCAACTTCTCGTAACAAAGCAAAAAAACGTTATCGAGGACAAGGTAAATGATTCGAGTAGATATGAGTGAAGATTTTATTAAAACTGGTGGATGGTTAGTAACTATGCCCGAACGTGATAAATACTTAAAACAAATGAAAGTTTTGAGTAATGGCGTACAAGTTCAGAGCAGAACGAACTCTTAGCAGACAATTCAAAGACTTCAGTATTCAGATGAGAGCAAATCCGAATACTGAAGATTTTACTGTGGTTAAGAATGAAAACGCTATTAAGCAATCAGTACGTAATTTAGTATTAACTGGAATGGGTGAAAGACCATTTCAACCTAAGATTGGATCACGTTTGAGACAACTATTATTTGAACCATATGATGTTTTTCTAGCACAAGACATAAAAGAAGAAATCATCAACGTCGTTAAAAGACTAGAACCAAGAATTAATGTTCGTCAAGTTAGAGTTTTTAATGACCCAGAAGATGAAAACAATCTTCGTGTTGAATTTGACTATACTATTGTTGGTGAAACCTTGATACAAACTGTTGACTTCCTATTGGAGACAATATAAATGCCCGCAATACCCTCAAATTTAACTTCTTTAGATTTTTCGGAAATAAAAGAATCTATCAAATCTTATATGAGAACTCGAACTGAGTTCACTGATTACGATTTTGAAGGTTCTGCTGCTTCATATCTACTAGACGTACTAGCATATAATACATATTATTCTGCTTTCAACGCTAATATGGCGATGAACGAAGCATTTTTAGAGTCAGCAACAATAAGAGACAACGTAGTAAAGATAGCAAAACAGTTAAATTATACACCTAGATCAATAAAAGCAGCAAAAGCGTGTGTTGCTTTTTCTGTACAAACTACATTTGTTGGTGCTAGTACCACTTATCCATCTACTGTAACTATTCCTGCGGGTGATGTATTTGTTTCATCTGTTGATGGTCAAGCATTTACATTTACTGTTCCAGAACAGATCACTCAAATGGTAGATCAACAGACTGGTATTGCATCTTTTAACAAAACAATCATATATCAAGGAAACTTACTTTCATATGAGTATGATGTTGTTGATGTTAAAAAAAGAAAATATGAAATTCCTGTTGACAACATAGATACAGACTTACTTTATGTGTCTATTTCACCTAACGCTCAGAGTGAAGAGATTGACACTTATAACCAAATTACAAATATTGTTAATGTTGACGGAACAACTCGTGGATATTTCTTAGAAGAAACTGACGATTTAAGATATACAATTATATTTGGTGATGGTGTTATTGGTAGAGAACTAATTGCAGGTGAGGTTATAAGACTGAAATATGTTAGAACAGATGGACCAGAAGCAAATGGTTGTAAGAAGTTTACTTTTATAGGTCAAGTAAGAGATAATACTGGTCGTGCTGTATCATCTGCTAACATCTCTCTAGCGACCGTAGATGCCTCTCAGGACGGTGAAATGGGAGAAGATGTTATATCCATCAAGTACAATGCTCCAAGGGCATTCAGTGCTCAAAACAGAGCAGTCACGGAGTCCGACTATGAATACATTACTAAACTGGTTTATCCTCAAGCAAAGTCTGTTACTGCATATGGTGGAGAAAGAATCTATCCACCAGTTTACGGAAAGGTCTTTGTTGCTGTAAAAACTAAGTCTGGTGCTGCATTAAACGCAACTACTAAGAAGCGTATTAAGAATGATTTGTTGAAATACTCTATGGCAGCGATCGAACCAGTTATTATCGATCCTACAACTCTATACATACGTCCTAAGACTTATGTGTTCTTTGATGGTACTTCAACAACACTTTCTAATAATGAACTTGCTTCTAGAGTTCTAGGTGCTATTGATGAGTACAATACTCAAGGATCTGCAAATAGATTTAATGGAAGAATTGATAGATCTGCGTTCCAAACAATGATCGACCAGTCACAAAATTCCATAGTTGGTAATCAAACCACTATGACTCTTGGTTTAAATGTTACAGGATTCCCATTTGGAAGCACATTTACTCAGTGTGTAGACTTTGGTAACTCCATAGTTAATCCTGGTGATATTGGTGCAGGTAATCCTTCTGACTCATCTGGAGGAATAACTTGTAGTCCTAATTTCTCATCAGTAAAGACTGGTACATTCTACTCAACAGGTTATACAGAAAATTTACTAGATCTTGCTGTATCATCTCAACAACTAACTACAAACTCAGTATTGAGTATCAGTACATTTGTAGAAAATGATGCTAGTGCACTTTTACCAGTAAACGTAAGAGATGATGGTAGAGGTAGTTTGATAATGGTTACAAAACTTGATGAAAAAGAAGTTATTCTTAAATCTGGTGTTGGAACCGTAGATTATAAAACTGGAGAAGTTTGTTTAGGTCCTATAGACGTAGCAAGTACTCCTGATGGAACAACACGTATTCCTGTTACAGTTCTGCTAGATAGTGGTAATGTAAATATAGGAACTGGTGTAGATCCTACTATTTTCAACCCACAAGTAATTACTATAGATTACACCATTGATGGAACTAATATTCCAAACTTCGATCCGTTAGACTTTACTCCAATTAACTTTGACGGAACCTCGATAAATATAATTGATTATCCAACCACGGTATTTGAATACCCTGAGTTTGACACTTGCTTCTAAGCACCAAAAATAATAAGAGATGAAGTCAGTTAAGGTATCCCAACGGTTACAGGACCAGATCCCTGCGTTTATAAAAGAAGAGGATCAGTCTTTTGTAGACTTGCTAGTACAATACTACAAGTCACAGGAGAAAAGTGGTAAACCGTATGATATTTTAAACAATATTTTAAGTTATACAGATATTTCAAGTGACGAATATGATCCTAACTTTATTTCTTCATCATCTATTGTTTTAGATCGCATAGGTGCTACTGATCAAAATATTACTGTAGAAACTGTTGATAATTTTCTTGAGAAAGATGGAACAATAAAGATTGATAATGAAATTATTTTTTATGAAGAAACAACTAAATCACCAGAGGTTGTATTTACTCCAGGTGTCAATAAGTTAGAATTTGATAAGAAAATACAAGAGTTAGAAAATATAAGACCTCTATTTGATGGAACTGAAACAAGTTTCCAATTAAAACTACTTGGAACTCCAATTACACCAAGTTCTGTTGAGTATTTACGTGTTATAATAAATGGTTTGCAGTTAGAACCTAATGTTGATTATTTTCTTGATGGATCAAACATTAGATTCCAAACTCCTCCTGCAAACCTTGCAGGATCAACTACAGTAACTAAGATTGAATATCTTATAGGTTATACAAGTGTTCCTGTTAGAGTTTTAGATGTAATTAATATAACTGACGACCTTGTAGGTGCAAAAATACTTCCATTAAGGTTAAACACTGTTGTATATACACCTTTATCTACAGTATCTTGTTTGATTGCTGTAAATGGAGTGGTTCAAGAACCATTTACTGACTACACAGTTTATAATGATCATTTAATACTAAAAAAAGCAGTATCTTTAAATGATAAGATTACTGTAAGGTCTGTTGAACTAATTGCACCTCAATTTGGTAAAGGTGCTTCTGCTATTGCTAGAGTTAGTGATAATAAAGTTACAGATTTAATTGTAAAAAATGGTGGTCAAGATTATAGAATTAATTTCACACCAAAAGTAACTATTCTTACTCCAGAAGGTGTAACTGGTAAAGAAGCGACTGCTGAAGCACTTGTAAATGGTATTAAGAATGTACAATTAATTGATGGTGGTCAAGGTTATACTTCTGCTAACCCTCCTGTAGTTGTATTTGATACACCCGCAGATCCTTCTGGTTCTATAGCAAAAGCAACTGTAACTGTTGA